TCAGTCGATCTACAGAGGCATTTCAAGATTAAGACCTGCTGTAAGAACGATGAAGTTGATGAAATCAATGAGAGACTTCCAAGACAACTTCTTTAATAACGGAGCTGTCCCGGGGTTAGTAATTAAGTCTCCAGATACACTATCACAGCGTATCAAGGATAGAATGAAAGAGGACTGGAAACAACAGTACAGACCTCAATCTGGCGGAAGAAACCCTATGGTTCTAGACGGTGGGATGGAAATCGATTCTATCTCAAATGTCAATTTTAAAGAGCTAGACTTCGGACCATCTATTGATTCCAATGAAAAGATAGTCTTAAAAGCATTGGGTGTTCCTCCCGTTCTTGTAGACAGTGGTAACAATGCGAACATTCGTCCTAATCACCGCTTGTATTACTTAGAAACTATTATTCCAATTATTAAGAAACTAAATTCTGCTTATCAAGCATTTTTTGGATTCGAGATTTACGAGGATGTAGCAGGTATACCCGCGTTACAACCAGAATTAAGAGACGAAGCCGCATATTATTCGACTCTAGTTAACGGAGGAATTATTACTCCGGATGAAGCTAGACTTGGAATGGGTAAAGACCCACTTCCAGATGGAGCGGGTGCTCAAATAAGAGTTCCAGCAAACATTGCCGGAAGTGCGGCCAATCCGAGCCAAGGAGGAAGACCTCCACAGGAGTCAGAACAATGACAAGAACAAAACTAGTAGAGGATCTAAAGGCTTACTTTAATTCGAAAGGTAAGTTCCTCAGCTATCAAGAGTACATCCTAGCAGAGGATGCACCTTTTAGAGCACAGGTCGTAAAGAGATTAGTTGGTACATGGGCACGCTTAGAGAAGATGGTCGGTGAGATTGCTCCTAAGAGTGTACCGAAGGCAGCGCCTGTAGCAGCACCAGTTAAGCCACAGATCACTGATGCTGTAACTACTAAGACAGAGAAAAAGTAATGGCTACAGTAGCGGGAGAAGAAATCGATCTAACTCCTACTGATGGCATGGCTAAAGAAGCGCAAAAGGCTTTAGACTGGAGAAAAGAGGGTTTCGATGGCGGAACCCCTGTAGGACTCGCAAGAGCCAGACAGCTTGTTAACAAACAAGAACTTTCTTCTAGCACCGTTCGTAGGATGCATAGCTTTTTCAGTCGTCATGAAGTAGATAAGCAGGGAGAAGGATTTAGTCCTGGTGAACCTGGTTATCCGTCTAATGGCAGAGTGGCTTGGGCACTCTGGGGTGGAGATCCCGGACAAACCTGGGCTAGAGCAAAATCAGAAACTCTTGATCGTCTAGAAGGAAAATCTTTTGATTATACAAAAGATATGCACGATGATGACGATGAAGAGGATGATGACGGTGAGGGAAACTACATGACAAAGCCTGAGGGACTAAAGACAGGAGATTTCGTTAAATGGAACTCCTCTGGTGGTACCGCAAAGGGTAGGATTGAACATGTAATGAGAGAGGGAGTACTTGGTGTACCAGATAGCTCGTTCTCAATTGAGGCTACTAAAGAGGATCCAGCCGCACTAATTCGTATTTATAGGGATGGTGCTGAAACTGAGACCTTAGTTGGGCACAAGTTTTCTACTCTAACAAAGATAACTCAAGAAGAAGCTCTTAAGAGTTTTGGGGGAACCGCTATGAAAAAGATATTTAAAATAGATTCCTCCATCAAAGCAATTGAAGAGGTTGGAGATGAACTAAAAATTGCTGGGTACGCTAGTACCGACGCAATGGATAGATCAGCCGATCGTATTCTAGCAACTGCTTGGACACGTGGAGGGTTAAAGAATTATGAGAACAATCCAATTCTCCTATTCAATCATGACTACAATAGGCCAATTGGTCGTGTTGTAGAAATGTCTACGGATAAGAGAGGATTGAAGATTAAAGGCGTAATCAGCAAAAGTGCTGGTGATGTTTATAATCTAGTGAAAGAAGGAGTTCTATCAACATTCTCCGTCGGCTTTTTAGTTAAAGACGCAGATTATGATAAGTCAGCCGATGGATTGATTATTAAGGACGCCGAACTCTTAGAGGTATCAGTAGTTTCGATACCTTGTAACCAGGATGCCACCTTCTCATTGGCAAAGTCTTTTGATAGTCAAGAAGACTATCAAAATTTCAAGAAACAGTTTATTAACGACGACGGTAACGTCATCGAGGGCGCGCGAGAAGCGTCAAGGAAATTAAAAATGGAAAACGAAACACAGGATCTAATTAACAAGGCCGTTGCTGAAGCACTAGCCGCTTCTCAGAAAGCTACTGCAGAAGCTGCAGAAAAGGCCGCCAAGGAAAAGGCAGCAACTGAAGCTCTAGAAAAGAGAATTTCAGAAGCAGCTGCTAAGGTAATCAGCACTTCAGAAGAGCGCATTTCAGCCGAGCTAGAAAAGCGTTTTGGTGAAAAGGAAGTTGACCTAACAAAGGCCCTAGACGGTCTACGTGGTGAACTAGCTGAAAAGAGCCAAGAACTACAGAACGTAATGAACTCAAAGCGTGTTTTCTCCGATCGCGGAGACAGCAAGTCCGAGTGGAAGAAGACTTTCTCCAAGGACATGGACGATGCTTTCCTTCTAGCCCGTATCACAGGTAAGGGTTACGAAACAAAGTTTGCCAAGACCCTAATGGAAAAGGTAAACACCCACTCATCAGTTTCAGTTTCATCAGCTGACTTCGAGCAGGAAGTTTCAACAAACATCGAGCGCGACATTCAGAATGAACTAATTCTTGCTCCAATGTTCCGTGAAATTGCTATGAACACTGGCAGCATGATCATTCCAATCATGCCAGATACAGGCTACGCCGAAATCACTGGTAACGCAGGTTCAACAGATGCAACTGATCCAAATGGTACACTAAATGCACGTGGTGCTGCAGCTCGTACCGGTATTGCTCTAACAGAAATTGAACTTCGCACTGTAAAGATGATTGCTAAGAGCTATCTTGGCAACGAAACAGAAGAAGATGCAATTCTTCCAATTCTTCCACTTCTACGTGAAGCTATGGTTCGCCAGCACGCACGTGGTGTTGAAAATATGCTACTACTAGGCAACCTAAACGTTACTGGTTCAGCTTATCCTTCACTATCAGGCGCCGACGGTCTTCTAAAGTATGCTTCGAGCCAAAGCCGTGATCTAAACACAGGTACAGCAGGCACTCAGCCAGCTCTAACTGCCGCAGGTCTACTAACACTTCGTAAGAACATGGGCAAGTATGGTCTACGTGCCAACGATGTAGCTTACATTGTTTCACAGCGCGCCTACTTCGAACTACTAGAAGATCCAGAATTCCAGGACTTCAACCTAGTTAACCAAATGGCTACCAAGATGACTGGTGAAGTTGGTCAAGTATTCGGTTCACCAGTAATGGTTTGCGATGAATTCCCAGCCGCCGCTGCCGGTGCCTATTATGCTCTAGCTGTCAACACACGCAACTTCGTTGTTCCACGTCTACGTGGTGTAACTGTAGAAAGCGATTACCTTGTTGAAGATCAGCATCGTGTACTAGTTACCTCACAGCGTCTAGGCTTCAAGGAAATCATTCCAAATGCCAAGTCTGTAATCGGTTTCAAGTATCCAGCCGCTTCGTAATAATTAAATTAGCTGGGAAGGGGGTTGCTGCTACCAGCAGCCCCCTTTTCACTTGGAGCAGACTAAATGGCAGCTTTAATTACATTAGACGATTACAAGCTTTACAAGAAGCTGACCAAAACTGATAGTGACGAGGAACTCGGTGCTATCATAGCTTCAGTCAGCAATTTAATTAAGACTTATTGTGGACATTCTTTTATAGATCATTACACTACTGCAAAAGTAGAAACGTTCAATATAAAGCAGTCCCAGCACGCTATCCTACTCAACGAGTGGCCTGTAAAAATAGTTACACAAGTTGAAGCTAGAGCCGATTATCAGACAGCTTATACAGTTGTACCAGGTACTGACTACTTTGTTGATACTTCAATAGATACTTTGTTTAGACACAATAGCTATTGGGAAGAAGGTTTTGGCGCCGTAAAGGTTACATATACCGCTGGTTATGCAGCCACTCCTGAAGACGTTAGAATTGCGGCACTTGACTTAGTTCACCATTATTTTAAGGAAGAGTACAAAGAGCGTAAAACTCTGGGTGCTGCTACTATGGATAATGGCTATAGTAAATTTGGAAGTTCTAAATGGCCTCCTCACGTAGCCAGAGTACTGGATATGTATAGAAATGGCTAAGTTAGCCTTAGAAAAGCTGGCCAAAAGCATAGATAAAATTATAGAGGATGCTAAAAAAGATAGCAGAAGTCTTTTAAATAGACAAACTCATATATATAAAGTCTCCTCTAATCTATTTAGTGAACAATTAACAAGGCAGCTAATAAATATTAGAAAATTTTCGCCTCTTACAGATAACCAGTACAAAGAACAGATTATTAAGCTTTCGGAAGAATATACAAAAAATTTACATAGTTCGCTAAGTGAACTAAATAAAATTAATATAACGCCGGATACTAATGATTTTACCGCGCGACTAGAAAAAATACATCATCCTAGTCCTTTTAGGGCTTTTCAAGTGGCTAGGGCGGGTCCTGTAGATAAACTAAAACAAGAAGTAATAGAGTCCCTATTTGATAAATTTACATCGGAGCAATCCTATATAGATTATACTAAACTTCCTGATGATCAGTTAAAAAGAATTCAACAAGATGTACAGAATAAACAGAAAAAGATAATAGCTAGCCCAGGATCCGACCTAGAAAGATATGAAATGCTATCATCAAGAATACTAGGTTCTACCAGAAGTATTAGCAAAAATGGACCTTTATTAAGGGATACTGATGAAAACAGTCCAACATTTGGAACTGTAATTAGATCTAGAGGATTAACAGACTTAGGACACGTTAAAACTTTGGCTGTAAATAAACTCGCCCTACCAGTTATAGCTAATGATATTATAGAAGGCACTATAAAAAAACAAGTGACAGTACTGGGCGTCAAATATTCTATACAGTCAGATGTTAAAGAAGCAGCAAAAGGTATAGTAACAGCAAAAGAATTTACTGTGGAAGTAGAGGTGTTTGATGAATCCTCTTCTCAAAATAGAGGGGATGGTACAACCGAAAGAAGCGACTTAAATGCAGCTACTAATGATATAAAGAATAGGATTCTTAAAGAGTTACTCAAGAATGATTGGGCTAACCAAGAGAGTTCCCCCTCTTTCATGAGACTAGTTAGGTCTTCAATTTTGAGTTCTGTAAGTAAACTTAAGGGACCGGACGTTAAAGTGACTATGGATAAGTCTCTTATTATACCTATAAAAGGAAACTCAGCACCTGTCTCCAAAAATAAAAAGGGAACTAGTAAGTCAACTATAGTAGCTGGAGGAAAGAAGGCAAAGAGTATACCTAAAGTTACAGCCAATGCACCACAGCAAAAATCCTCTCAACAATCTAGAAATTGGCTCCAGTTACTTCCCATGATTAACTCAAGGCTAACAGATACTGTTGCTAAAAATATGGGAAGCCCAAGGCTTAACTTTAGAAGTGGCCGTTTTGCACAATCTGCTAAGGTTGTTAATGTTGAACAAACACCACAAGGATTTCCATCATTCGTATTCGATTATGAGAGAGACCCCTATGATGTTTTTGATCGTACACTAGGTCGTAGTCCTTGGAATACTCCACAGAGAGACCCAAGAGCACTAGTGGATGTATCCGTAAGAGAGATAGTTCGTGAAATGGCTATCGGAAGATTTTTCACAAGGAGAGCATAATGTCAAACCCCATAAACAGAACTAGGCGTAGTTCTATCGTAGAGGCTCTCGTAGATAAACTAAAATCTGT